TATTAATATATGAAATGTTTGCATAGGGCAAAGTATTCAGGTTATTAACGCCATCAACGCCCTTCTTTCTGTCTGTCATATACTCTTGCCACGGCTCTCGCTCGTTTTCAATAGTAAACTTAACCCAAAACTTCGAAGGGCTTGAATCGATTGGTGTTGGAAACACTCTGAGTTTATTGTTGAATAACTCATAGCTATAATTCGATGTTCTTGTCGTAATGCTGTCTTCATACTGCATCGCCTGCAATTTGTTTTGCCATGTAGGAATAACTTCGAATGTTGATTCGTCAGCATACATTCCATAAGTCGACAAGTTACCAAGGACATTTAATCCGCCATAATATGCAAAAAATCTCCACATTGATCTTGGCGTTCTGTGATAAACCTTTCTAATGGTAATTTTGTTTTTTCCTACTTTATTGTAATATGGAAATGCCGTATTTGAGCCATCAATTGAAGCTGAGTATATAATGTCTTGTAAATCATAATCTTGTACATCTCTTGTAATATCAAAAGATGCTGAATAAACATTGGCATCGCCAAGCACTGCTTCTGCAGCTATGCCGTCTGCTGCTCGTTGCGAATATCTAAAAGTAAATCTTGGATATTTAAGTTCAACTTTTTCGTTCTTTAAGCCATCGTCTACTTTGATCTCGCCATCTTCATCAAATGAAGCGGTTGTTGAGCCAAGCAAGTCGCCTAGTGAATTCTTTGCTTGATGAATATTAACAATATAAGAGTATTCTAATACCGATTCTTCATAAGCAGCATAAACATTACCTTCAGTTAGCTCAACATCGAGTACATCGCCGCCTAGCTTCTTATAAACATAAGCAACCTGATCTTTGGCTGCATCGACAAATGTAGATTCATTTTGATACACCCCATAAGGAAGCGCGCCTATAACATTATCTGCATTTCCAGTTACCGGTAAGATGACTTTGCTTAAAGTGCTGGCCGGTGTAAGAGTTGGCTTCGCCATTATAGTGTACTCCTCATAACATAGTAATTAGTTGAGTGGTAAAAAGAAAACCCCCTCTCCCGAAGAAGAGGGGGTTTAAGATACTAACTAAATATTAATTATTATCTATTATAGCTGTGCATCGCCGAAGACTGTAGCCGTCGAAGAACCAACTGCTGCAACTTGACCAGTTACTGCCCAGCATGCAGGTGCCGACGCATCTAAAACAGCAACAACTTCTATTCTTGAGCCGGGGGCACCACCTAGTGTTGCACCATCCATAGTAATAAAATCATTATTACCATCGACTGCTGCACCAAAGGCTGCTGCCTTGGCTGCCGTTGTAGACGCTGATATCACGCCTCCTAAGAATCCGTGGTCATTGGTCGCCGCTTGAATAACATGATCTGCAGTTGCTAAGATCGTATTAATAAAAGTAAAATTCATTCCCAACTCTGGGGTTGGTAATACAAATTTTGATGTAGCTGCTGTGTCAAATATACAATAGGCACCTGACTGTGCTGCTGTTAATGTAGTAGTTCCACCGCCACTTAATACCACTGTTTTCTTAAAGCCCGAATGGTTGGTATCCCCCCAAGCAATATCTCTCTTCAAATTCTCTACAAGGGTCTCAAGGTGCCCCAATCCTACTCTTCTTCCCATAATATTTTCCTCCTTATTATGTTATTGCAATAACTTGAACTTAAACACGAAACATAACCAGCCACCTCGACTATGTTTCTTCAAAGGTCAGTGGCCCCGACCAAGGAGAATAATCTCAAGTTACTTATAAATAGTTCCCTACAAAAAGAAAACCCCCGCTCCGAAGAGCGGGGGCCGGAAATTAATCCTTTTTAGTCAAGCTGACTTAGCTGGTTGCACCAGACTCGCCAATCAGACCGCGTACAACAACAAGGCCGTACATATCAGGACGTACCATCTTCTTCGCGTAGCGCGTCATCACGCCCTTGCGGGGGATGAAGTCTTCCGGTCCAAAGATAGTTGGCGTAACCTGCAGCGGAACGTAAGGAGCATATACATAGCCACTCTCAAGGAAGCTAGAACCCTTACGACCAACAAGAAGGATATTTCTTGGGAAGTAGGGGTCAACATAGACATCCCACTTCTTCGAAATACTACCAACCTTAACACCGCCAGCAGTACCCTTATCATCATCAACAGCAACCGAAGCGCGGAAACCAGAGGTGAACTCTAGAATCGAAGCAACTTCAGGTGAAGTAACAATGAAGTTCGCACCACCACGGATGGTCTTACGATGAATACGAGCCGAAACGTCATTGACAGTCTCTAGCAACGTCTCATACCACTCGCTAACCGTACCGGTAAAGTCAGGCGCTGCGGACAACGCACCAACCTCTGCACCAGTCTCTCTGTTAACGAACAGACCGGGTGAACGAGCCCAGTAAAGCGTACCAGCGGTGGCACCCTTAATGAGGTCAACGAGAATCTCACGATCGATTTCCAAAGCAATCTGCTCTGAAAGAATCGAGGTCAACTCAACTTCAGCATCCAAGTTATGGTATGCATTGAGGTCTTGACCAAGCTCTGGAGTCCATTTGGCCTTCAGCTTCTTGGTTTGTGCCGTAACACTTACAGAATCAACCTTGATGTCGATCTCAGGGATAACACCCTGTGTATCGCCAACAGTATTGGCCGCCTCTTCCAAGCCCCAAAGGTCAGCACCAGCAACGCCACCAAGTGCACGAGCACCGACATTGTTGAACTGATCCGAGATCGGATATTCGAACCACGGACCATAAGAGTCCGCGGCCGACGCCCCGCCGCCGTTGAGGCACCAAGAAGATGACATCTGGGCTGCAGTTTCAGAACCAGTCGCAGCGAAGACCATAATGTATCTCTGCTCTCGTTCCGTTGTGCTACCGGCGCCTGCAAACTTAGCAGCAGTTAAAATTGGATCCAACTGAGTAAGTCTACGAACCAATCTACCGGCCGTGTGGACAGTGCCGCCGGCTGCAGATCGAAGATCTGTGACGCGTGCGGGCAGACCAGCAGCACTGGCGCCAGTAGAGCCTGAAACAGCCTCAATAGCAGTTAAGTTGTTGGTATCAAGCTGACTCCAAGCCGAACTGCCAGAAACAGTAGCCACAATGCAAATCTTGCCAACCAGATCTGGATCGTATTGAACAAGTCTGTCACCAAGATCTGAATACTCGCTAGCCTTAACAGTGCCCGCTGCAATCAGTGTGTGACCATTGCCCCTAGCCTCTTCCCAAGTGCCACCAACGGTACCAGAAGCAACAATAACGATGCCGCCGCCGGCGCCGAATTGGGACGCCTTGCCAACACTACCGGTTGGTGACGAATAACCCTGATTCAAGCTGTAAAAGCTTGTTTCTTGGCCCGTCGAACCAGAAGCGCCGTGAGCCGCATTCTTAAAGCCGCTTAAGTCGACACCGCCAGTGATCTGCTGGCCGACGACATTGCCGCCATAGAGCGAATCGGCAGGCGCGCCGGTGTTGTAGCCCAACTTCTGAGTTGCAACTTGGAAATCCAAGAAGAAGATGAGTCCACTGGGCAAGCTCATCGGTTGTACACTAACAAGTTCGTTAGCAATTAGCCCACCGAATACTCGGCGAACGATCGGAAACGCGACGGCTGCAAAGCCCTCAACATCACCATTAGCCATGGCCGAAGTTTCACGAAGAAGCTCCTTAGCTTGATTTTCGAGCAGAACAGCCATGGTGTTCCTACTCCTATCATTATCGATGCCTTCTAAAAGACCGGTTTTTTCCCACTTAGTAAGCAGAGCGGCACCCTCTTTCGCAAGATCACGAGAAACGATATTTTCTGTTAATCTTTGAACAATACCTGACATAATTTTTTCCTCCTATAGGTTATTTGATTCCGGCTAACCGCATCATGCGCTTAGTGAAATCATCAGTATTATTAGCCTTCTCCTCTCTCTTTCTAGAGTGAAGAAGAATCGAGGACGAATTTCGCTTGTTTACTGCTTCGCTCAGTGATTCCGGCCCTCTTTTACTAGAGGAGTCCACTGTGCCTAGAAGAGTTTCATATACGAC